GACTACATGCGTTAAACCTTCAGGAAACGCAAGTGTGTTGCTTCAGACTGCTAGTGGCATCCACGCTGAACATTCTCCTCATTATCTACGTCACGTTCAACTAAATAAAGAATCAGAAGTTGCACAGCTAATTGCTACCTCTAATCCTTATATGGTTGAAGAGTCAGTTTGGTCAGCAAGTCAAACAGATTATTGTGTAGCCTTCCCGGTTATCTCACCAGAAGGATCTTTCTATAAAGAAGATCTATATGGTACAGCACTATTGGAAAAGGTTAAATTGGTTCAGCAAAACTGGGTAGAGGCTGGAACAAATCCTGATCGTTGTGCAGATCCTCGTATTCGCCACAACGTTTCAAACACCGTAACAGTTCAGCCGCATATGTGGGCACAAGTAGAGGATTATGTATATGACAACCGCCATTATTTCGCTGGTATTAGCTTCTTGGCTGGCTCTGGTGATAAAGACTTTGCGCAAGCACCTATGACCGAAGTTATGACCGAAGAACAAATCGTCGATAAATACGGTAAAGCGGCTCTATTTGCTTCTGGTCTTATTGTTGATACACGTAAATCCGGTTTCAGAGATCTATGGGACGCTTGTTCGGTTGCTCAAATGGATGAACAATATCGTGGAGAGGTTTCTGATATCAATAAAGAATGGATTCGTCGCTTTAAGAAGTTTGCTGATAACTATTTCATGGGTGACATGAAAGAAACAGAATACTGTCTAAAGGATGTATTCCTATTACACAAATGGACTAAGATCCAACAGAACTTTGCTCCAGTAGATTTTGTGACCCAGCTGAGTGAAAAAAGATTCACTGATATCGATACGATGGGCGCAACAGCATGTCAAGGTGGTGCCTGTGAAATCGCATTCTAAGGCAAGATATGATAGAAATAAAATATTGGTACGAGTGTGACGTTTGCGATAACTCCGGGGAGCTAACACCCTCGGAGGACGTCGTAGAAATCCCGGAGTTCTGCCCGATGTGCGGTTCTCCAATAGACTTTGAAGAAATTGATGAATAATGTGGTATTATCAAGGCGAAGAGTATAAGCCTACCGAAGAAGACCTCCAGGAGTGGAAGGGATTTGTCTATATTATTACCGACAAATCTACTAATAAGAAATACGTTGGAAAGAAATTATTCTGGTCACGTAAGACCCTTCCACCCCTGAAAGGCAAAAAACAGAAAAGAAGAAAGATTGTCGAATCCGACTGGCGTAAGTACTACGGGTCCAGTGAGCTTGTTAAGCAACTACTGGTTGAGCACGGTGAAGACAATTTCTATAGAGAAATATTATATTTCTGTAAATCAAAAGGCGAAATGGGTTACCTTGAAGCAAAGGAACAGTTCGACCGAAACGTATTATTGGATGATGAATATTATAATGGCATCATCAACTGTAGAATCCACCGAGCACATATACAAAGTTTAAAACGGTAACGCAATCATTTTTCGGTGCCGCTACCATTTGCTCCTTTTCTTTATAGATAGCCAAAAGGAGTTTTCTATGTGCTCATCATTCGTCCGTAAAGAAGCAAATCGATTAAATTGGATTATCAAAGGAAAACTTATCGATAAATCTTGGTCCGATGAAGATGTAGAAAAAACCTATCATTCATATACGAAACGATTATGGGGTAACAACGAAAACTATCTCCATGAAGGTGGTTTCGAACAGGCATGGAAGGCCAGAGAAGCAGAAATGCTACAAGAAGACATTAAACATGTAGCTGTTCTTGGCGGTCATTACGATTAAGGGGGTTTACAAACCCTGCTAAATAGTTTAGTATACTATATAACATGATTAAAAAATGGAAGACCAATGATTTTAATTGACTATAGTGGGATCAGCATCGCACCAGTTGCTATGGGACACGCACATCATGGAGACGAAAACCTTATCCGTCACATGATCCTTAACTCCATCCGTATGTATCGGAAAAAATTCAAAGAGCAATATGGCGAAGTAGTAATCGTAGCAGATGCTGGTGGCAACTGGCGTAAAGATGTTTATCCACAATACAAAGGTAAACGTAAAACAAGCCGTGATGAATCTAAGATCGATTGGGATGAAGCCTTCCGTATTATTAATATGGTTCTCCAAGAACTAAAAGACGAATTTCCATATAAAGTTATACACGAATGGGGATGCGAAGCAGATGATGCCATTGCTGAAATAGTACACCACACACAAAAGTTTGGCAACTATGAAGAGGTAATGATTGTATCCGCAGACAAAGATTTTAGACAGCTACAAATATTTGATAACGTTTCACAGTATTCACCGATGCTTAAGAAAGTGGTTAAGGAAGAACATCCACGTACATATCTAGCAGAGCATATCCTAACCGGCGACACTGGTGATGGTGTACCAAATGTTCTTTCGGATGACGATACATTCCTAGTAGAGGGTAAGCGTCAAAACATTCTATCCAAGAAAAAGAAAGAATCACTATTAGAAGATCCTAAGGCTTTAGGTGAAGCGGTGTATCGTAACTATCAACGTAATCAGATGATGATTGATTTGGTCAATCCGTCGACTCCTGAAGATGTACGTAAAGCTATTATAAATAGTTTTGTAAGCCAAGATCCTTATAAGAATAAGGGTAAGGTTCTTCCGTATCTGATTGCGAAAAACTGCAGAAACTTGATTGATGTAATTCAGGAATTTATTTAATGGTCAACAAAACAACACATTATACTTTTGAAATATTAGAAAAAGTATCAGAAGCCAAAACAAAGGCTGATAAGATTAAACTCCTACAGGCACAGAATAATAACTGGGCATTGAAAGATCTCCTCCGCGGTACTTTCGATGATGTGGTCCAATGGATCTTACCCAAGGGTCCAGTTCCGTATGAGCCTGCGGATCCAAGTTCTCATCCATCTAACTGGTCACAGCATAATAAAAAGCTGGCATATTTTATTAAAGGCGGACCAGGTGAAAAGATGAACACCATTAAAAGAGAGAAAATGTTTTTAGACATTCTCGAGACCGTGCACCCTCGAGATGCAGAGCTCCTTGCTGGCATGATCAACAAGAAGCTTCCCATTAAAGGTGTCACAAAAAAACTAGTACAGGAGGCATTTCCCGATTTAATTTTACGTTAACAAATAAGGAGAACTTATGAGTAAAGTACAACTTGACAGATTGACCGGAGACCTGATTGAACTCAATAATTATATAGATAAGATTGAGCGAAAGGGAAACTTAGATCTACTATCAAAGTTGAAACGTAAACGAGATTTTCTAAAATCTAAATTGGTAACTTCAAGCTAGGGAGAGGGACTAGCGCAAGCTAGTCCCTTACATATATGCCATCATACACAATGATTAATCTGGAAACAAATGAAGAAGAGGAAATGGTTCTGACGCTGTCTGAGCGTGAAGAGCTATTGGCAACTGGTAAGTACAAGCAAAAGCTTTCCACTGCAAAGTTCGTATCATCTACCACTAGTACGCTTCGTCAAGCCGGCGGAGAGTGGAATAACTTCTTAACCAAGGTAAAGAAAGACCATCCAGGTAGTACAATTAATAACTAATGAAAAGAGTTAAAAGCCAAAACAATAGCATGTCGGTCAAGCTGGACGATCTTCTCCAATTTGATCCATTAACCCTTAATCAAGAAATCGCATACAAATCATGGGACGAAGGAGATAACTTAGTTTTAACTGGCACAGCTGGTACAGGTAAAACCTTTATGGCTCTTTATTTAGCGCTCGAGGATGTTTTAGATCGAGACACTGAATGGGATAAACTAGTGATCGTTAGATCAATGGTGCCTACGAGAGACATGGGGTTCCTTCCGGGCGATAAGGAAGCCAAAGAAGAAGCATTCACCACACCATATAAATCTATATGTAACGAGCTATTCGGAGACAAAAATTCATATAACAAAATGGTGACGGCTAATCAGATACAGTTCGAATCCACATCATTTATTCGTGGTACTACATTCGACAATAGTATTTTGATTGTAGATGAAATGCAGAACTTAAACTTCCATGAACTGGATTCGGTTATCACCCGAGTCGGTCGACATAGTAAGATTATCTTCTGTGGGGATTATAAGCAAAGCGATTTTAAATATGACGATGATAAACAAGGAATTGTAAAGTTCTTACAAATCGTAGAACAACTTAAGAACTTTACGATAGTTAATTTCGGATGGGAAGACATTGTAAGGTCTGACTTTGTTCGAGATTATATTATGACTAAAGAAATGTTAGGATATTAAGAGGAGAACATGGCAAAATATTCTAGATTCGATCCCCGCAACAAAAAGCGTGGCAAGCACAAGTATGAACACCTAGACAAAGATCTTCGGATCCGTGAAGTATTAGGTAGTGATTCTAAACAAATGCTAAATGAAGTTATGTATGATGATGAGTATGATTATGAAGGACAAGAGAACCAACAGCTTAATGGATAGTCAATTCTTTGAGATCCTGAACAAACGATCTCAGTTTGAACAGGCGGTTTCTTATCGTAAATCTTTTAGACTTCCAACCTATGAGAGCGATATTGAAAGCATTGATTATTTCTTAGAGCACGGCCACGAGAACAATAGATTCCGAAAACGCTATGATGAAGCAATGGATCTAGCCCAAGATATTTCAAATTATTTTAAAAAAATCACTCCTGGGGGGTTTACAAATGAGGTTTAAACCCTTATATTAGTAGTATAGGAGATTTAATATGAATAATGTGATACTAACTGATTGTGATGGCGTTCTTATGAATTGGGAATACGCCTTTAATGTTTGGGTTCAACGTCAAGGCTATGAACTAGTCGAAGGTGGTGAAGACTACTATGACGTCGGTGACCGCTACGGTCTACCAGATTTTGTGAAAAAGAAACTGGTTCGCCAGTTCAATGAATCTGCTGCTATCGGATTCTTACCTCCACATCGTGACGCTATGTACTACGTGGATCTTCTCCATCGTAAGCATGGCTATGTTTTTCATATGATTACATCACTATCAATTGATCCTTCTGCTCAGGAGTTACGAATCCAGAACACCCGAAAGTTGTTTGGTGAAACTGCTTTCGAACGCTTTATCTTTGCCGATACTGGTGCGGATAAGGATGAGGTCTTAGAACCTTATCGTGATAGTGGATATGTCTGGATTGAGGATAAGATCGAGAATGCCGAACTAGGGGCTAGCTTAGGTCTGGATTCAATCATCATGGAGCATGGTCATAACATGCACTATAACAAACTTCCAGTTTATAAAAATTGGGCTGAGATCTACAGCTCATTGACATAGGAGTGATATGAGAAATCTTATATTCCAATATTTTATACCATATAATGATCACCAAACACATTTAAACGAATCAGGTATAGGTCTTCCATCCTGGGTGAATATCGGTAAAGCCTCGGCAGAAAAATATGCCGAGGTTATTGGTGCAGAGTACATGTTCTCCGATCAGAAGTTTATGTTCTCAGAATTAAACGTATTCGAATCTCTTCGTGTAATATTTAATAAAAAGTTCGACGAGTATGATAATGTGTTAGTGCTTGATGTGGATATGATTATCAACACTCAAGAAAACATATTTGATATACCAGTTGCTGATATAGGTATGGTTCATGAGAAAGGCGTTAAGAATCGGCCGCCAGTTCCTGGTGCAAGATTCGATGATGCTTTCTGGAATAGATATTTCCATCATCCACAACAGGGTGTCGTCGCGTACGCCCGCGAACACTTGGATAAAAACTTTCAATGGCAAAAGTCTAAGCTATATCCTGATGAACCATTTGCAATCTATAATGGTGGATTACAGCTATGGTCTAAGCAAGGAAGGCTAAAGGCCAGAGAACTGTTTGAGCGGAAAGGTCACGATCACTTTAGGAAAGCAACGGGCCGTACCGAAACACCATACTTGAACATGATGCTATTCCACCACAAATTTGATATCACTGAATTACCTACTGAGTGGAATAAACTAAACTTCCAGTGGGCAGCAGACGGTGACCGTGGTAAGATCACACACTTTAATGACGTGGTGAAAGATAAGATGAAGACCCATGGCTAATCTAATCTACCAATACTATCTACCATTTACTGGCGACAATAAAGACATTATCAAAGAGGAAGCTAATGGGTTTCCACACTGGGCTAATCTGGGTATTAAGTCAGCTAAAAAGTATGCTACAGCTATTGGTGTTAAATATGAATTATCTACTGAGGTAACTATAAATGCACCTAATCAGAATCTAGAAGCCTGTAGAGTATTCCTTGATCCATACTTTGATCAGTTTGATAAGGTACTGATGCTGGACGTAGATACACTTGTCGATACTACTGACAATATATTCGATCATAATATTAAAGAGATCGGGATGATTCAAGAGGGTGGACCTGGTAG